CAGCATCTGCCGTATTAATTAAAAGCGTTACAAATTCTGCTGGTCTAAGCATACATCAATTCCTTTTAACCTGACCGCCATAAGCAAAGCCATACGTGCCATCTTCTCCACCACCTTCAGCTACGTCAGTAATACCAATACCACCGGGAGAACCGTAAGCACCAAAATCTGCAATGGCTTGTCCTATTTCAGATTCTGTAAAACCTTCACCAACCAATCCATCAACAACATCTTTTCCTTCTGAAGCACTACTAAATAAACCCGGTGCAGCATTAGATACAATACTAATTTCATCTGCTTGACTAATGCCAGCACCATAATGAGCAAAAGAAGTATACGAACCGCTACCACCAATTGCAAAGTTAGGACTAACTTCTCCACCCATTCCGTAAATATTGCCAAACATTTCAGAGCCTGCTTGTGCTGCTGACATTCCTGTTGTTCCAGAAAATGTGTTTACTGTTTCTGATCCCGGAGTTAGATATCCTCCACCCATAGGACCAAACTCAGAAGCAATAGGAGTTATTTGAGAAGTTGAAGTAGGAGTAGCATAGTCAAGAGAAACAGATTCTGAAACTGTTGGTGCTGCTGGGTTTTGAGAAAATATACCGTAGTTTCCCGGTATATTTAAATAAGCACTGCTGGTTGGTTTAGCAGAAGTTTGGGTAGCCGGTGTTTGATTTATAGCTGCGAGTGCTGCTGCTTGTGAAGCTGGTGTGGTTGTTGCTGCTGGTTTTCCTCCACCAAATAGTGTACTAATTATTCCATCTTTACTTCCAATTACACCCGCTCTAGACATCGCAGCACCAGCTATACCAAGTGGCGGAAAAGCGGTTCCTAGTGTCGTTGCTACAACAGGAGCAACAACTCCTAATGCAAATTTATCAAGTCCTCTTGATAGATCAGTTTCTGGTTGAACAGTGGCTGCAAGACTTGCTGCAAATGCCGGCTCTAGCATACCTATTTGAGCAGGAGTAAACGGTCCCATTCCTGCTTTAGCTGCACCCGCTATTGCATCTGTTACACTGTAATTATAATCTGCATGGCTTCCTACAGTTCCCGGATCAAGTATTGCTATTTCTTCAGCAGTCGGTGCAGTCGGAGTAGGTGTGATAGGATCAATTGTAATAGTAGGTGGTTTAGGTGGCCCGTATGAAGGCGGAATATATTCTACCCCAGACGGGTCGCGCCTACTTTGATTAGCAAAAGGACCAGTAAATGACTGTTGAAGCATACCTGCCGTTTGCATTTCTTTTGCTTTAAAAAACCCTTTAATCGACATTTTTCATTACCTCGTTAACCGATGTCCTCAGTTGAAGAAGTTGTTGCAGCAAAGCCAGCTTCCCCTGGGCTTGGCGCAACGCCGGTTCCGATTGTTCCGTTGCCAGTCCCTGTAGCATCCATTGGACCTGTGTTTGCAGGAACTGTTCCGTTGCCTCCCATGCCTCCTGATTGTTCACCCATGCTCTCGCCTTCAGGGCTTGGTCCTTGCTGATTAACATTGAGACTCCTTAAAATTTCTGCATACACTGCTGCTTCATCAGGATCGTTTACAAGTTCGCGTGGGTCCATGTCCTGAGAGATAGCAAGCTCTTTAATAAGATTCTGAATCTTCATAAATGGTGCAAGCATTGGATTGGAAACTGTTTGCAACAACATGGTAAGACGTTGACTACGTACTTCCTTCATCATTACAGAAACAGTACCACGAGGTTTGATTTCTAAATCACCATCAAAGGTTTCTGCTTTTTCATTGAACTGCATGTTCCATTGAAAAAAAGCCTCGCCCAATGGACGAAGCAAGTAGTCATCGATATTCTTAATAACTGTTTTAACATTAAGACCAGCAGAACCAAGCAGCATGGATAGACCAGCAGCAGTTCTACCAGTACCTGTTACACCTGTTTGACCATGTGTAATACTTGGTATACCTGTTTCCTCATCAGCAAGCTGACGGGCTTTGTCATACATCTGCATGTTTTCACCAGCAGTGCTGGGAAACTTCAGACCGTTAATCGCTGTGCCTGTTACGCCAGACTGCCGCCGGAATACTTTACCCGGATAGATGTCAAAGTTCTGCCCCGGTACAAGCGAAGCCTCATCAACATCAAATACAAGATTGCCAGCAAGCGCAAGGTTATCAATTGCCATACGCATGTGGCCGTTCATTAAGAGTTGCGCGTCCTCCATATTTTCCGCCACACCAATTCCAAATACTTGATAGGGATTCTTTTCATACGGAAAAATTTGATAAGGGATGCGAGAAGGTGTAAAAGGGTTAAGAACAACTCGTAACACTTCTTCACCACATATCCAAGCGTTAACTTGAACAGAACTAATTTCATCCATGTCATAAGGAAGCTCCAAACCGTAAGCCCTAGCTGATGTAGCATCTAATGTTCCCCAATACTCTAATACTTCATAACGATTTTCATTGTAGGTTGGATCGTGTTCTGCATAAATAGTGTTCTCAAAGTAACGCTCTTCGTAAGCACCACTCTTACCAAGCACACGATTAATAGCGGCAAGATCAAATAAAGGAATATCTTTTAGACTACGCAGTTGATCTCTGTTTAAACGATGCCGCTCAATTACATACTCACAGTCATCTGCATCAACTGCGCTTGGATCAGGATAGAAGTTCCAGCAAGATACGTGACCAACACGAGGAACTGTTTTCTCATACGGATTATAAAATCTTTCTCCGTCTTCACCCTTCTCCCACTTGTGTACCTTTTTATAAAAGTTAAATGGACCCTTCATAATACCTGTTCCAAGCAACGCTTGCTCAAACAGGGAACGACGAATCTCTTTTGTAGCTGATGTGTCAATCAACTGATCTTGTACAATCTTGTTAAGGCGACGCGCAGCAATATCTGCCGGTTTTAAATCCGGCTCTCCCAACTTGCTGTATCCTTTTTTTAGTGTAGCACCTTCTAGTTCTCCAGACAATCCTCCTAGTTTTGGCGCAGCCGCCTCAACAGAACCCGGCGCAAGTTCCCGGCCATCCCCCTCAAATCCGTAAGGGTCGAGACTTGGACCACCTCCTCCCATTTGTTTTTCAACAACATCGAGATGAACAGCTTCCTCAATTCCTTCGGGATCAGGTGTAGGTTCGATGACTAAAGGAAAGTCACCACGACCAAAAAGAATTTCAGAAATCTGTCCGTAAGCAGCTAGAACTTTTACCTTCGTAATCTTTACGGTAACTTTAGACCGCTCAGATTCACGATACGTTTCTGACTCTTCAGAAAGTCCACGATAGTTTCTATACGAAGTCAGCCAGCGTTGTTCATCAGAACGACGACCTTCTTCGGCAGCAATAAACTTTTGCCGCACGTATCCCGAAAGACCATCAACGACTGGCCCCGGTACTACAACAGGAACATCTTCTAATTCAGAAGAGTCAATAAACGACATAAAAGTTAGCCTTGCTCGGAGTAGAGACTATAGTCGTTTGCCAGCGTAAAAAAATTAGGAGTCGTATGTTTATTGCCAGCAGGAGCAGGAGCAGAAACACTTTGCTCAAACTTGGTGTCAAAGTTTTCAAGTCCCTCACGAGGAGCAGGACCATCAGGCACTTCGTTCATCTCACCTTGGATCGTCGTCTTGTAAGTAAAATCTTTTTGTCCGTACATTGTTTTCTCCTCAATACCCGAATACACTATTCATAGGGGCTTCTTGTTTTTGTGGTGATGACCAGCCATTATAAAGATGGCTAGGGTTCTCAACTTGTCTTGACATGCACATGTATCGCAAAGCATCGTAAGCATGATCAGAAGCTTTGGTATCTACATCTTCACTGTTTGTTTTACTCAATGGAATAGAAGTTAATTCACGAATAAGGTTTACACAGTTAGAAAAAATTTTAATGTTCGCTCCGTTTTCAGGATCAATTCGCAATCGTTTGTGTACTTCTAGTTTACCTCGGATACGATTCTTGTCAGCCGGTATAAAGCGACAACCCGCCTTGTTAATTAGTTCAGCAACTGTTAAGCCAGTGCCTGTTCTATTCCAAGATGCGCCATCAAGTACAGAAACAATTGGTTGAGGATCGCCCTCTTCCATCTCACGTATTTTTATTCCTAGCTCGTCCCCGTTTTGTCTTTTGATATACAACTCTCTGTATATCCAGAGATTATCATCGTGATCTAACGCTCCCCATAGAACACACGACGGACTCGTGAACCCATAATCTGCCGCCCTAACACGATACCATCCGTAGGGGAGTTCAAATGGATCGACAACATGATGAAACCTATTGAACTCGCTAAACGCCGCACCTTCCGCAATATCCCAGTCGCCTTCAAGTAGTCTCTTCCTTTCTAACTCCGGTAAAGAAAGAAGCATCATCTCATATTCGCCACTGTGTAGCAGATATGGATTATCACTTAGCTTTGCTGGAATAAACTTACGTGTAAATAGTGGATCGTTAGGTTTTTCTGTATGACTTGCAGGATAACGTAGTACCTTGCCTGTCGTAATGTCCGTAGCCCAGAAAGGACTGCTTACTGGTGCAGGATTAATGTAGGTTTTCTTTACCCAGTCGTGACCTGGCCCGCCCGGATTTGCTGTAGCTCGCATGTACGTCTTAATTTCTGGATTCGTTGTACGTAAACGAGAGCGAAGGTAGTCCCAAACGTATGGACTGGGGTAATGTGTGATCTCATCAATACCAATCCAGTTAAATGACTGTCCTTGGTAGCGACTTACGTCAGTATCCTTGTCCAAATACGAAAATAAAGCAGTAGCTCCAGAAGGAAAGACCCATGTGCTCTTTGCTTCTTTGAATACTGCCCCTTCAAAGGCTTTCGGATAGAATTGTTTGCTTTTATCTATCAGTTCTGTTAGCTCTGCTAGAGTGCGTCTAAGTAATAGCGCACGATGCTCGGTAATATGAGCAAATCTTAGCAGGTCAGCAAGAAGAGCGTAGCTTTTACCACCTCCTGCGGCTCCTCCGTAAAGTACATCACTCTCAGGTGATGCCAAGAACTCTGTTTGTGGTCCGGGATTGGGTTGAAAAGCTACGTCATTGTTCGCAAGTTCTTTCTTGAGACTCTCAGGAGCTACCTCAATCAAGTCATCAGTCAATACTTGCTTTTTATTAAGCGCAGAGTCTAGTTGTTTAAGCTTCTTACTACGTTTCTGCGCTGTTTTAATTTGATTCTTTACAATACGCTGCACATTTTTCGTGCTACGGCTGCGATTGTAGTTACCTTTTGGATCGCCGGGTTGCTTTTTAGGTCTTCCCGCCTTACGTTTAGGAGCTTCTGTCATCAGGATTAAAGATTTCTACAGGTTCATACTGTGATTTCTGTGGTAGAATGACAACAGCATGTAAATTCTTTGTTTCAACGACAGCCTCATGCCGTTTACTAATCCCACTACGATCTAATATGTCCTGTGCAGCCTTAAAGCGTAGCTCAGTACGACCTAAAGGTTCTCCCTCAGTGTGTGCAGCCGTCATAGAATCGACAATCTGCTTTACAGCACGAGGAGATGTGACAGCCATCTCTAGTTTAGCCCGCTCAATAATCTCTTCACGTAGTTGTGTAAGCACTGTGGGGTATGATGAACTTGCATAACCAGCAGCAGCACAGGACTGACGTGCATTACTAAATGTTTGGGGATTATCTACATCAAAATAGTGTGTCATAAAAGACACCTGCTTCTCTGTAAGCTCTTTATCTTTTGTAACCAGTGATTTCATAAGCTATGTTTACATCTTTTATGATAGCGTCGATCTCATTCTTCCAAAAATTTAAAAAACTATGTAGTCGTGGTAGTTCAGGTAAGACATCCAGCTTTTGAAATATGAATGTTTGAACTAACGAAGGATAGTCTGGAAGATAATAAAGGACTTCTGTAGTTAAGACTACTTGTTTTTTTATTATTATCATAAGTATTAGTAATATTATTAATGTATTTAAAATAGTTTAAACTAGATTAAGATAAATATTATAATATATGTATTTAAACCTAGTTTATAATAACATTATAATATATGTATTTTAATATAGTTGATTAGCCCGCTTCAATGTGTCATTAATCATTCACTAATATGTTTATTATAGCATATTTTGAAAGTAAAGTCAACCCCTTGAAAGAAAATATTGATGTTGACTTTTTACAAAGTTTGAAAATTAGAAAAATTTTCTCAGGAATGCTATATATATATACCATACCCCCAGTGGCCCATACCCACCCATTAGCAATGTATATATAAACATATCCTTATATTGTAAATGTTAGGCAAAGGGTGAGAATGATTCTTAATTGCATTCGTAATCTAGTTGAGAATCGTTCGCAAGTAGAGGGTGTGGTAAATTTACAACAGGCCCCAACCTACCGTAGTGGTGAGAATGATTCTTAGTTGCATTCGCAACAATGTTCGCGTATTAGTCGGAATGATTTCCCAAATGTCAAGTCATGTTCCGAATAATATTGGGAATGTTGCAGCGCAGCAATCATTGTAACAATGTTTCAAAATAGTATTGATCTTTGAAATAATATTGGAAAGATTTTACTTGCATGTTGCAGCGCACAACTACTATAGTCATATCAACAACAACGCAGAACACTTTGTAACTATATTACAATAACTTGTAACAATATTACTCAACCATAAGAAAGAATAGAAAAGGCAAACTAAATGAACATCAAACGTGATGGAAAAACTACTGGCCGGTTCCCCAAATACCGTCTGATAGTTGACGGTGTGGACCTTGGCCAAGTTAACCGCAAAATTAGCAAAGGCAAAGATGGCAATGCTGGCCGCTCCCAACCCGCCTACGATGTTTGGGCCATTAAGGGGACCGAGTGCACCACGCAAGATGAAGCTGAAAAACTACTGATAGAACGTTCAATAAGGTTTGGATACATAGAAAGTGAGGCGAACTAATGGCAAGCGAAAAACAAATTTTGGAACAAGTTTTAAGAACGCAACAAACACGTCAAGACACAATGATAGAGGTATTTGCAGAGTGTGCACGCGATGCGGGAATGAAAGCGAGGCACTATAAGATCGAATGTGAGGGTTTTGATTCGCTCCCAACGTTTGCCACTAAGGTCATGGCCGATCACTTTGTTGCATACATGACGGAAGTTTTTGAATGCGCTTTTACAGTCGTCAAAAATAAAAAGGTTGACCGTTGGAAAAAAACTAGGGCAATCGAAAACGAGATTGCGGCACAACATAAAGGGGAGCCAACATGAAAACGCATGCCCAACTAATAGCGGACCATGAAGCGAGAACCGCACCATTGCTGGAACGTATTGAGGCTATGACGAAAAAACTAAATGATGACCAGGAACGAATGATAGCGGCACAATATAAATTCGCTGGAAAGGTACTAGGAAAATATTAGTTGCTTTTGATATATTGATAGTCTATATCAGTATATCGATGGCTACT